CCCAACGAGGACCACATGAAGATCGAAACCGTCGTTTCAAAGAGCGAGTCTGGACTGCGCATCGAACAGAACATCGAAGGCGACCGCACGTCGTCCTACTGCGTTGTCAAGGCGCGTCGTGTCGTGCATCCCGAACGCGGCGATGAGGTCCAGTTGGAACTGCGCATCTCCACGGCACCCAATCGCCGCGGCAGCCGCTGGAGCACGCAGAACAGCAGTTTCATCCTCACTCGCGACCAGGCGCGCGAGCTCGCCTTGACCATGTTCCCCGAACTGAAGGTGACCCCGTGACCGACAACCTCGACTTCTTCGGCGAATCGGCCGAGATCGTGCGCATGCGCGACATCATGATCGACATCGAGACGATGGGCACGCGCCCCGACTCGGCGATCCTGGCACTCGGCGCCTGCACCTTCGACGCGCGCAGCCTGGTCATCGGCGAGCGCTTCTACCTGACCATCAGCCTGCAGTCCTGCATCGACGCCGGGCTCAAGGTGGACGGCTCGACAGTGATGTGGTGGATGGGCCAGTCGGACGACGCGCGGCGCGACGTGCGTACCGGCACGCAGGAGCCCCTGGCCAGCGCGCTGTGCAAGTTCTCGGCGTGGATCGAGGCGAGCAGCGTCGAGCGCAAGAGCCGGCAGGTCTGGGGCAATGGGGCCAGTTTCGACCCGGTGATCGTCGAGTCGGCCTACCGCGCGTGCCTCATGGAAGTGCCCTGGGAGTTCTGGGGTGTGCGCTGCTTCCGCACGCTGAAGAACCTTTGGCCCAACGTCGAGCCGCCGCAGCGCAAGGGTGTCCACCACAACGCGCTCGATGACGCCGAGTTCCAGGTCGAGCACTTCTTCGCCATCCGCCGCCATCTGCGGGGGCAAGCATGATTGCGTGGATCATCAACTTCTTCAAGGCCGATGAGCAGCGTGCCTTTCGCGACGGCTACGACTACGCAGCAGGCATGCTGCTGGACTCTGGTGGCGTGAACGACCCTCGCGACAGCATCTGCGAGCCCGAGACTGCGTTCGACCGCGGCATCCATGACGCCTGCGCTCGCTGGCAAGCTCTCGTCGGCCCGATCTATGGAGGTCGCGAATGACGCCCGAAGGCAAGGTCAAGGCATATCTGCGCGACCGCATCCGAGCACTCGGCGGCGAGGTTCGCTTCGCGAAGTGGATCGCGCGTCGCAATTGCCCGGACTGCCGCGTGATGTTCCCGGGCGGTGAGTTGATCCGCACCGTCAAGAACCCCTGGCCGTTCAGCCAATCCTTTCGCGCTGTTCGCAACGTCAACTGCTGGGTCGAGACCAAGGCGCCCGGCAAGCGGCCCCGGCCGGGCCAGGCGCGCGAGATCAAGCGCATGCGCGAGATGGGCGAGGTCGTTTTCGTGCTGCCCACTATCGAAGACATCGACCGGGAGTTCCCGCTGTGAAACTCGACACCCGTTTCCTGACGCCGCATCCGCGCACTGTGCTGTGGTGGGAGCAGCGCGAGCAGTGCCGCGGCTGCGAGCACGCCATCATCGAAGAGGTCGAGCGTCGCGCCGGGTTCAACGAAACCTCGACGACAATGCGCTGCGCCGCGCTGGAGCCCTACCCGCACACCAAGACGCAGCCCTACTGCATCGACGCCCGCGATCCGGGCAAACCCTGCGGCCCCAAAGCCGTGCTTTTCACCCCTGCCAAGAAAGGTAAATGATGAGTGTTGAAAACCTGAATCGAGTCGAGCCGCGGCTGATTCATGCCGGCGCCATGCTGCAAGTCGAATGCCACGCTGCCAGTTACGACGCGGGTTGGTGGCATGGCTTGGGTGAGGCGCACACCGACTATCGCGAAGAAGCGCGGGCTCGCACCCGTTTCGGCATCGCACTCGTCAACGAGAAGATCGCGCTGATTCACAGCGAGGTCAGCGAAGCGCTGGAAGGCTGGCGCAAGAACAAGATGGACGAACATCTGCCGCACCGCAAGAGCATCGAGGTCGAACTGGCCGATGCCGTCATCCGCATCGCCGACTTGGCCGGCGCGCTCGGTCTCGACCTGGGCGCAGCCATCGCCGCGAAGATGGCTTACAACGCCCAGCGCGCCGACCACAAGCCCGAAGCCCGTGCCGCCGATGGCGGCAAGGCTTGCTGATCCCCAACCGCTCAAACAGGAGAACCCCCGCATGAGCACGAGCAACGAGATCAACCTGACCCAGATTCAGACGGCGCTGCTGCTGCCGATCACGGGCCAGTACATCGAGGACAAGCTGGGCATCAAGCCCGTGCGCGCCGAGAAGCGCGCGAAGTTCTGGAGCCGCGACCAGTTCACGGACATCTGCCAGGGCATCATCACCCACGTCACCGCCGCGCGCAACGTGAACTTCGATCTGGTCCAGGCCGAGCGCAAGTCGTCCAAGCCCAAGGCCGATGACGACCCGTTCGCCGGCATGGGCGACGCCGGCAGCGGCGCGGCCGACGACCCCTTCGCGGGTGTCGCGGGTGCGGCCGAGGACGACCCGTTCGGCGGCATGGGCGGCGAGCCCGACCCGTTCGGCGGCATGGGCGGCGAGCCCGACGATCCCTTCGCGGGTGTCGACGCGGCGACCGAGCCGGCGACCTCCGAAGGCTTCTTCTGACCAGGGGGCTGCGATGGCAATCATCATCGACAAGGCCGGCGTTCGCCGAGCCCTGGAGCGCTGGTTCATCGCCGCCCGTGCGGGCGAAACGATGAGTGCGCGCGAGACCGCCGAACTCTCGTCGCTCGACGCGGCTGCGGCCAGCAACGACTTCTTCTATCAACTGATGGCGGAAGAGGGCGAGACGGCGAACGTGAGCATGCTCCAGCAACCGAAGGGCGATGTCTTCGTGGCCGGCGAAGACCTCGTTGCGGGTCAGATCGTCATCATCTGCCCGACCAGCGGCAACCTGATCGCGGCGACGACTGGCGTCGAGTCCGAGCAGGGCGAGCCCGCGCAGAAGTCGCTGCCGCTGGAGCCCGAGCCGCCGAAGGCAGAAGACGCCAGCGACGAGTTCTTCTGACGCATGGCCGTCCGAATCCCTCGTGATTACCAGCGGGCACTTCGAGACTTCGCACTCGACCGCCCGCGGGTGAACTGGTGGGCAGGCCCCGGGACCGGTAAGACCGGCTCGGGGCTTGAACTTTTCGACCATCTGCGCCTCTTCGGCGAGGCCGACCGCCTGCTCGTTGCCAGCACCAAGCGCATCGCTGCGATGGTGTGGCCCAACGAGATCGCGAAGTGGGAGAACTTCCATCATCTGTCGATAGCCGTGGCTGTCGGCACGCCAGAGCAGCGCATCGCTGCGATCAAGCGCGGCGCACTCATCACCACGATCAACTACGAAAACCTCCCCTGGCTGGCCGACACGCTCGGCGACGAGTGGCCTTGGGACATGGTGATCGCCGACGAGAGCACGCGGCTCAAGAGCTTGCGCATCGACATGCGGCGACACCCGAAGTCGGGCAAGCTGTTCCTGCGCAAGAGCGGCGGCAGCGAGCGCGCGATCCGGCTCGCGAAGGTCAGCCACAAGAAGGTGCGCCGCTGGATCAACATGACCGGCACGCCGGCACCCAACGGGCTCATCGACAATTGGGGTCAGATGTGGTTCGTCGACGGGGGCCAGCGGCTCGGCCGCACCTTCAGCGCGTTCAAGGAAAGGTACTTCCGCAGCGTGCGCACGGGCGACAATGCCTATGACATCCGCCTAGAGCCCTACGCGCACTCAGACGCCGAGATCAAGCGGCTCATGGCTGACGTGACGATGACCATCGACGCTCGCGACTACATGGACCTGCCCGACGTGCTGGTCAACAAGATCGCGGTGCGGCTGCCTCCCGATGCGCGGAAGCTCTACACCGAGATGGAGCGCGAGATGTTCATCGAACTCCAGGGCCATGAGGTCGAGGCGTTCAACAGCGGCGCGCGTTCGATGAAGTGCAGGCAACTGGCGAGCGGCGCGGTCTACCTAGAGCCCGATCCCGGCAACGACACCGCACCGTGGCTCACCGTGCATGACGCCAAGATCGACGTGCTGCACGAGATCGTGAACGAACTCAATGGCGCCGCGGTGCTGATCGCCTATCAGTTCCGCAGCGACCTGGCGCGGCTGCGCAAGGCGTTCCCCAAAGGCCGCTTCTTCGACGACAACCCGCAGACCCTGGCTGACTTCCGCGCCGGCAAGTTCCAAGTCCTCTTCATCCATCCGGCCAGTGGTGGGCACGGCATCGACGGCATGCAGGACGTGTCGCAGGACATCGTGTTCTTCTCGATGACGTGGAACCTCGAAGAGTACGAGCAGGTCATCGCACGCATCGGCGCCGAGCGTCAGGTGTCGGCCGGTTTCTTCCGCGACGTGCGCGTGCATCTGCTGATCGCCGAGGACACGGTGGAGGAAGAGATGGTCGAGCGCATCGAAACGAAGGCCACGGTCCAAGAGTCCCTGAAACTCGCGATGAAACGTCGGGGCTAACCCTGTAGACGTACCATTTCGCAAGTGCTAAATTGCACGACACAACAGGAGGACTACCCGATGTGCAATCCGCAAACGCAAGCGCTGAAGTTCTGGCCCGATACCGGGGCTCCGGTGCCACCCGAAACGACGATCTGGGCCGAGCCCTACCGCTGCCTCTTCGGCCAGTCGGTCCCGACCCCCTGGAACTTCGACCCCTGGACCGGTCGCCAGCGCAGCGCGAACGAGATCGCCTGCGACCCCTACGGCTACCGGATCATCAACCCCATCCACGAGACCCCCGTGGTGATCGAAAGCGTGATGTGAGCCAAAACAAGCCTCTTCTCTTCAGCCCGATCAGCGGCGAGCGTCTGCCGGTGTCGATGACCGTTCCGTTCAAGGCGTTCATGTACCGAAGCGGCGACGAAGGCCCGTGGTGCTACAACCCCTGGACAGGCGAAAGCCGTCATGACAGCGACATTGAAAGCGATCCGCTCGGTCTGCTGATCTCAGACGGCGAATCGCCTATTCATGCAGCCTTGGCGTCAGTCATGTCCGTCAAGTCCGTCCGCGTCGTTCCCGAGACGCCTCACAGCGCACCGCGCCTGCTGGACCAGGCGGCGAAGCACATGCGCGACCGAGCGGCGACCTACGACAAGCCCGAGGGTGAGCGCTCGATGGGCAAGACGGTCGAGGCGTTCAACGCGATCACCGGCCGCGACCTCACCGAGTCCGAGGGCTGGCTGATGATGGCGCTGCTCAAGATGGTCCGCAGCCAGCAGCGCAAGGAACCGCACGCCGATTCGTGCGAAGACCTCATCGCCTATACCGCGCTGTTCGGTGAGGCCCGGCTCGGGGGGAAGTGATGAGCCTCGTCATCTTCATGCCGCGCGCCCATCCGAACGGCCACGACAACCATGTGCCTGCGGCGCGCATCGTTCGTTGGTATTGGATTAGCTGCGATTCGTGCTGTGAAGTCCTTCTCGACGACGACACGCGCATCTCGACCCGCCTGAACGGCGAAGAGATCGCAGCGAAGTACAACGCGGCGATGGGGGGCAAGTGATGGACGCATACGTTCTATGGAACGGATCAGCATGGTTCGTCAAGGAAGCGACGTTCTTTAAGCAGCAAAAGGCTGAAAGCATCGCTCGTGGTGAGACACGCGAGTGGTGGAAGAACTGGCGCGCTGTCTATGGTGTCGACGGCATTGAGCATGCGCGGGACAAGGCGCGCTTGACTTGGGGCGAAAAAGGGGAGCGCTGGTAATGCACGGCACCTACATCGGCCCGCTGGAGCATCTGCGCGGCAAGAGCGCACTGCTGCGTAAGCCGCCCGAAGAGTCCTACATCCTTGCGCAGTTCGACGAGTGCAATCTGACTCGCGAAAAGGCGCATGAACCGCCCGAGCGCTTCGATGGACCGTGGCCTGCCGATTCGCTCGGTTTCGGCTGGCACGTCTTCCCCCGTAGTCACTTCAACTCTCTCCCTGCCGACAGGCTCAGAAGCTGGCGCCTTGAGAAGCGAAGCCCAGCGCCTGACTGCCCAGCAGGCCATGGCCGCATGGGCAGCTACTTCCAGGGGTGGCGCTGCAACTACTGCGGCGCGATCTATGAGCCGCCTAACGCGGCGATGGGGGGCAAGTGATGTTCAGCATCTACGGCATGAACGTCCACGTCTCTCCCGACGTTCCCAAGTACGTCCTGCCCGAAGAACTCATGCCGGGCGTGCCCTGGCCCGAGGGCTTCCGCGAATACATCAACGAATGGTCGCGCGAGTTCATCGGCACCAACAACCTACTGCGTGACGGCGAAGTTCTCAGGACGATGAACACGCTTCACGTCAACCCGCGCACCTACGCGCAGATGCGCGATCACTTCAAGGAATTCACGCCATGCCAACTGGACTGGTAGTCGTTTTATCGCTGATGGTCGGTGTCATCATCGGCATCGTGATCTCGGCCCTCATGCACATGGCGTCCCTGTCGGACGATCTGGAAGATCATGGACGACGCTGACCGCGCAGCAGACCGCGAAGAGATCGCCCGCAAGAGCGCCATGCTGACGAGTCGCAAGCCCGAAGGTCCGAAGGCCAGGGGCGCGTGCCTGTACTGCGGCGAGCGGCTGCCGCACCCGATGCGCTGGTGCAATGCCGACTGCCGCAGCGAGTGGCAAGCGGAGCAGCCGCGATGAACCCACACCCGAAGTGGTCGCCGCGCGTTGACCAGGTGCTCGCGCACTTGAAGGCGCACGGCCCCATGCACAACCTGCGGCTCGCGATGAACCTCGGGATCAGCGAAGCCTACGCTCGAATGATCTTCAGCCGACTGCTGAATGAAGAACCGCGCCGCGTTCACATCGTCGACTGGCAGCGCGAGATCATTCGCCAGATTCCCTACCCGCGAGCCATCGTCGCCTTCGGGCCGGGCGAGGACGCACCGAAGCCGCCGTCAGCCTACGCCACGAAGCGCGCAGAGCAACGCAAGCGTGCCGCTGCGCGTAAGCGCGCAGCTAAGCGCAAGGCGAAACTGGCTCGCAAGGTCAAGGTTGCCGGGCTCGCGATCCCCGTGATTAAGAAGCCTGCGCCGCCCAAGCCGCCCAAGCCCGCCGTCTTACAGAGCGTCACTGAGTTGCGCGCAGTCTCCAGCATATTCAACCTCGCGCAAGCCATCGGCAAGAAGGGGTGACCGTGCAGACCAACTCAATCATCTTCTCGCGCGGCTCTCTCGCCGAGTTCACATCGAAGCCGCAGAGCCGCACCGCGATCCTGCGGCGCATCGACGCGCTGAACTTCCAGATCGACCAGTGCCTGCGCTTCTACCCCTGGCCAGCGCTGATCGAATCGTTCCAGCGTGACATAAAGGCGTTGCAGGCACTGCTCTAGTGTTCCTGAGCGACGAACAAGTCAGAGCGTTAACGAATCGTCAACGGCCGACCGCGCAGGCTCGCGTCCTGCGCCATCTCGGGATACCCTACCTCGTCAGGCCCGACAAGAGTATTGTCGTCCTGGCAGAGCACGTCACGCAGAAGGCAACCCCGACAAACCAAGAGCCGCGGCTGAGACTCTAGATGCCTCGCAAGAGTAGGCAGTACCCGCCCCGTATGCACGAGAAGCACGGGGCGTTTTACTTTGTTGATCGAGCCCGCAAGTGGCACCGGCTAGGCTCCACGATCGACGAAGCCCTGGTCGCCTATGCCGAGCATGCAGCCAGGGTTCCCGATGGCTCGATGGTCTCGCTCATCGACGCAGCGATGCCAGTGATCTGCTCCAAGGTCGCCGCGAGTACCCGCACGCAGTACGGGCAAGCAGCGAACCGGCTGCGCAAGGTGTTCGCCGAGTTCAAGCCCGAGGACGTGAAGCCCAAGCACGTTGCTCAGGTCAAGCTCGCGCTCGCCAAGACGCCGAACATGGCGAACCGAGTGATAACGGTCCTGCGCCTGATCTTCGCGTATGCCGTCGAGCAGCAACTGGTCGAATGGAATCCCTGCATCGGGATCAAGCGTCTGCCGCAGCGCGTGCGCACCAGGCTGTTGACGCACGACGAAATCGCAGCGATCAAGGCCAACGCGCCGCCGCGGCTGTGCTGCATGATTGACCTGCTCTACCTGACCGGCCAGCGGATCGGTGACATCCTGGCGCTGCAGCGATCCGCGCTGACCGATGCAGGCATCGTGTTCTCCCAGCAGAAGACCGGGGCTCGCCTCATCGTCGAGTGGACGCCCGAACTGCGCGCAGCGGTAGAGGCTGCCAAGGCGTTGCCTACGCACATCCGCTCAAAGACGCTCTTTCACACGCACAAGGGTAGACAGATCAAGTACGAAACCGTCTGGGAGCAGTGGGTGGCTGCTTGCGCCAAGGCCGGTGTCGAGGATGCCAACATCCACGACCTGCGTGCGCTGTCGATCACCGACGCAGATGACCAGGGGCTGAACACGCAGGCACTCGCGGGGCACAGCGATCCGAAGATGACCAAGCGCTACATCCGCAGCCGCAAGGTGCCCGTCGTTCAGGGGCCGCGAATGCTGTCTACCAAGCGCTGAGCCGCTAGTAGACAGCCGCACGCAAGGCCCGTCGATTCAATGCGTTAGGCCGACCCGACGTATCACTCCAGTACGTCGTAAACGCGAGGCTAAGACGCTGATTGCACAGGGCTTGTGGCCTGAACTGTCTACCGACGAATCGGCCGTTTCGTGCAGATAGAAAAAGACCCCGAGACTTGCGCCTCGGGGCCAAAAGCCCGACCGAACCCCCAACGGCCGGGCACCCTGCATGAACCCCCTATCGCTTGCCGGCGTTGCTGATCGCCTCGGCCATGACAGCCGTCTTCTGGTTCGACCCGCGGCTGCTGCCGAAGTAGTACGACAGAACCTGCTGTGCGCTGTTGGAGATGTAGCCAACGGTCGAGCCGAGGACCGTGAACACCGTGGCGACCACGCCGACATCCTTGATCTCGATGCCGCCAGCGAGCACGCTGTAGAGCCCGTAGAGGGTCGCTGCGGTCAGCGCGCCCCAGGTCACCAGCACAGCCCAGGCGAGTTTGATGACCTCATCGCCCGTGCCGTGGGTCTTGCGCGCGTCAGCCACGTCGGCGAGCGTCGCGATCTCCAGGTTCGCGTCGATGCGCTTCTCTTCGAGGCCGATCTTCATCGCCTCGGTCTTGAGCATCGTCTCGGCGTCGATGATCTTGGCCCGCAGTTCCGGCGTCATGCCGCCCGACACCAGGCCGGCGATCTTCGCCTCGTCGGCCACGGGGTCACCCGTCGAGCCGCCCAGCAGGTTGTCGGCCAGTGCCTTGACGGCTGCGCCGGCCAGCAGGTTGCCGCCCGTCAGTGCGGTCGCCAGGCCAGGGGCGACGGCTGCGATGACTTCTTTCCACTTGCTCATGTCGATCCTTTCATGCCGCCTTGAGGTTGTCGGCGATTCGCTGTGCCCAGCCGCGCCCGTAGCGCGCCCACTGGTCCGGGTTGTCGTTCAGGAAGTCCAAGCGATAGCCGTTGAAGCGAGCAAAGAGCCGCTCGGGGTCCATGCTGTTGATCGCCTGCAGCGTGCGCGGCCCGATGATGCCATCGTCGTCCACGCCGGCAGCGCGTTGCAGGAACTTGCGCGCCCGCTCCTGGCCCGAGTTGACTGCGGTGTCGAACAGGTCGAACTTCAGGATCGCCGGCACAGCGTCGCAGCCGGCCGAGCCCCAGAAGTCGCGGCGATAGATGATCTTCGCCCGGTCCAGGGTCAGGTTGCGGATGTCCTCGCCGGGGTACGTCATCGCGGAGATGCCGTACTTGGTGCCCTTCAACTGGCCCACACCCTTGCGGCCACCGGTCCAGTTGCCCCGGTCCTCGGGGTCATCCTGAAAGCCCCCTTCGTGCCCGATCAGTCGCTCGAAAGCGGTGTCAAAGTCCATGCTCAAACCTCGATGATTTCCACCGGCAGGGAAGGCGCCGGCCCCTCAATTGCGCCGTCGCGCACAAACACCTTGTCGCTCACCGCCGCCTCGCCGCGGGCCTTGACGGTGCCGCCGCCAGGAAGCTCTACGGTGGCCGTGCCGTTGCCATAGGCGATCACGGTCCCGACCAGCAGCGGGGGATCGGGCAGCAGGCTCTTGAGTTTGCGATACGGGTTCATTCGTGCGTCTCCACGTTCAGGGTCTGCCACACGTCAGGCATCGCCACGTCGACGGTCGTCCCGCGCACGATGCCCAGGCGGATGTCCGAGCCGTCCGTGTAGCGCACGAACTTGCCCGGCGTGATGATCCCGGTCTCGGGCAGCACTGGCAGTCGCAGGGACACGGCAGCCTGCCGGCCGGTGTCGGCCAGGACGCTGATGCCCCGCAGGCGACCCGGGACAGCCGTCGAGATCAGCGGGTCGGTCACCATCGGCGCGAGCAGATCGCCGGCAGTGCCCTGGCGCGTGACCTGAGCGAGCACACCCTGCGACGTGGCCGAGACGAAGACCCGGTTGTACTCGGGCTTGTTGCGCCATTCGATGCTCTCGCGCACCGTCACCGCACTCGGCAACTCGAAGTCGGGCGTGACCGTGCCCCACTGCCACGGAGCCACCGGGTAGCGCAGGAGCGCGCTGATCTCCTGATCCACGGGATGCGGCTGCAGGTAGCCACCGGCTGCGGCCACGATGGAGTTCAGCGCGTCGATGTAGCTGCCCTGCGCACCGAACGCGCCGGCAGGCACGAGCCAGTCCTCGATCTGCCAGTCGATGTCCCAGCCCAGCGGCACGTTGTTGAAGGTCAGCACGTCAGCCATCAGTTGCTGCGCCGTGCGCGCCGTGCTGTTGCTGAACGTCATGACTGGCGCATAGGGGCTCGCCAGGTACGCGGTCTTGCCCCGGCCCGACACGCGGATGGTCGAACTGTTGAAGGTGCGCTCGCGGCTGATGTTCTCGGCCAGGACGCGGTAGAGGTTGCCGTTGATGTTGGCTTCGAGTTCGACCGGCAGCCCGTCGTTGCCCGGCTCGATGTCCGGGAGCGAACTGCCCGGCAGGCTGGCCGAGAAGCTCCACGTCCACGAGTCGGTGTCGATGCTCATGGTCAGCGAGTTCAGCGCGGGCAGCAAGAGATTGCCCTCGACTCGCCGCAGCAGGACGTTGTTCAGCACGAAGTAGACCCTCCGAATGGGGACGATGACGGTCGCCGGCACATTGTCGCCGTGCGTCTCGCAGATGAAGATCAGCGAGTTGTCCGACGCGGGTGAGCGCAGGAAGATCAGGTTGGCAGCATCGCCTGCCGGCGTGATGTAGCAGGGCTCAGGCGGGGGCGGCGGGGGCGGCGACGTGTCCGACAGGCCCGGGGGTGGGACGATGGCTTCCTGATAGATCGCCGAGTAGCCGAGCCGGATGCTGAGCCCGTCGCGCATCCCCTGGCCAACGGAGTGCCGCAGCGACTGCGCCGCGTCGATACCTTGGCTCAGCGAGATGCGGCGACGGGTGCGATCCTGAAAGCGCGTCTCGACCGACTGGCGTCGAGCTTGCGCGCTCTGCGCCCGCGAGGCCAGGGACGTGCGCACGCGCGGCCGACTGCGCATGGACTGCTCGACCTGCGCGATTGGCAGCCGCTGCGCCTCGGTATGACCTTCCCGCACGCCGACGCGCTCGGCGCGGAAGAGGTTGGCGAGCAAGACCTCGACGCCGGCTCGCCGCGGCGACGCGGAACTGGCGCGATCTTGCGTGCCCAGCAGCAGACGCGCGTTGTCCTGCGAGCGGTCTTGCACGCCTGCCACGCGCGCAGCCGCGTTCTGCCAGGCTGAGCCCGCTTGCCCCGTCGTCGGCCGCGTGACGTTGATGTCGAAGAGACCCGTGAACAGCACAACGGGGCCGGGCAGTGCGATCTCCAGCGTCGCCGGGATCAGGCGCGACGCCTGAATGCTGACGACCGGCGCCGGCAGCGTCACATCGAGGACCGCCGTCGCGTTGGTCGGGGTGAGGTTGCTTCCGAATACGAGCGCAATCGGCGGGCTCAAAGGCCCGCCAGACGGCTGCCGGAAGATCAGATCGACGGGCATGCGTTCAGGCGATGGTGCCGAGGGTGATCTGCACCGTGCCACCAGCGACAAGGCTCAGCGTGTCGAGGCGAACCTCACCCGAGCCCGGGTCCAGGGTCACGTCGCAGTCCCACGCGATCTGATCGTCGCCATTGACCACGCGAGCCCACGACGCAGTGCCGGTGTTCAGGATCACAGCGCTGGGCGATGCGGCCAGGGTCAGCGTGCCTGCAGCGACCGTGCCGCTGGGCTTGGCGAGGACCAACTCCACCAGCATGAGCCCGGCGCCAGCCTGGCCGAACAGCGGACGCACGCCCGAGTAGATGCGCACCTTGGCGTTCGCGGCCCCGCTGTCGAGGAAGGACAGCGTGCCGTTCAGCCGCGCGGAGTTCAGTTCGGTCGAAATCTCGATCACAGCATGGACTCCGCGAGCACGTTGTCGGCGACGATGGCTCGGTAGTTGTTCTCGTAGTCGTATGCGATCACGGTGTAGCGCACGCCCATCGCCACCTTGTCGAACGAGTACGCGCCGGTCGCCGCGTCGCTCCAGGTCTCGCGGATCGGCAGCCCATCGCGCTCGTTGATGAGACGCACCCGCCGACTGACCGGGATGTCGGGCGTGCCGTCGATGTAGACGTTGCCGTTGACGCGGCCGATGCCACCGTACTGCACATCGCGGATCAGCGTCAGGTCGCCCACCAGTTGCTTGCTGACCGTCTGCGGCGGCGAGTAGCCTACGAGCGCGTAGAGAAAGCCCGTCAGTCCGGCTTGCGTGTGGTCGGCCATGACTTATCTCCAGGGGCCGGTGTCATCGACAAACGAGACCGAACTCAGGCCGAGAAAGGTAAGCGCACGCAGGCGACGACCGCTGAGCCCGGAGACATCGGTAACGATCTCGCGCGACGAAAACACATTGATTGCCACGTTCAACGGGCAGAAGTAAACGCCAGGAAGTGAGCCGCGAACCACGTCGCCAGTGTTCTCCATTACGAAAATCGGCGATACCAAAAGCGCGTTGTCAACCGGGTTCGGATAGACCGGTCCAACGTCGCCCGAATCCACGTTGCCGCTGTTGTTACCCAGACGCAACGACTCGCGATAGGCCACGATAGCCCCGCCGATACCCGCATATGAACGCGACATGTATGCGCCGGTCGGAGTCGGCCCCACACGTTCCGTGTTGCCGTTGGTAGTCGTCGCAGGAAGGTAGGACGTGGTTGGTGCCGTCAAGTAGCACGCATATGCGTCCGGGCTCTTGCGCGAGATGATGTCGCCGAAGTAAAAAAGCACGGCGCCGGTTGAGTTGTTGTCGATCTGGTTGATGTGCAGATAGAAGCCCTTGCTGTCACCGACGAGCGTCCAGTTGCGAACGGTGCTGCCCGACACACTGGACTTGCCCCAGAAGCCGCCGCCGCTGACCTGCGCGCTGGTCGGGAACGGCCCCGTGCCGGTGTTGATGTCGCTCATCGTCTCGTAGCCGACGACGCGGGCGTTGGTCGTGCCGGTGTCGTCCACGCGCAGGAAGTTCTGCGTGCTGGTGACATCGGCCGAGCGATACGCGGCCAGGTTGGTGCCGCTGAACGACTTGAGCCAGCCCAGCGACGCGAGGCGGTGCTGGATGCTGCCCGTGGCCGTCTGGTTGCTGATGCCCTCGGCGTCGAAGGTGTACGTGGTCGACGTGATCGACAACACCTTCTTCTCGCCGTTCAGACCGGCCGGCGTGGCGCCCGAGATCAGCGCGACAGAGCCGACCTCAAAGGGGTGGCCGGTGCTTTTCGTGACCGTGGCGATGCCGCTGCTGACGGCGATGCTGTCGACAGACGCAGCGCCGAAGCCGTTGACCAGGCAGGCGTCGAGCACGGAGATGAGCGTGCCAGCCGTGCCCGACAAGCTCGGGGCGCCGAGCATGGCCGAATGCAGGAACTTGACGCTGGTATCGGGTGCGGGCATTTGAGTGTCCTTTCGTCAGATCAGGGGTTGTCCACGTCGCCGCGGATGAGCAGGGTGAAGGCGTCGTCGGGCACGGTCTCGGGGCCTTGCTGGATGGTGCGCACGACCCACATCGGGAACTCGGCGCCGACCGTGTTGAAGCGCAGCACGTTGCCAGTGGCCCAACCCAGACCCCAGCCTGCAGACGGGATCGTGAAGTAGGGTTGGCCGTTGCTCGGGTTGATCGGCGCGACATCGGCGTTGACGCTGCCGATGGCGATCACGCCGACGTTCTCGCCGAGAACCTGAAAGTTGGTGCTGCTGGTGAACTGCACCGCCCAGCGTTCCGTCAGCGCGCCGAGGTTGTTCACCGTGATCGGGTTCGCCACGTCGTTGAACGTCGCATTCGCCGGGCTGCCG